TAGAAAATATGTGTAAGTTCGCTAATGAAGATACAACGATTTTATTGTCAACACCTAATTATGATGAACAAGTAGGAGCTGCTTCTAATCATATTATTAATGGTGAGATATGTGAGTTTGATCATTTTGAATTACAAGATATATTAGAAAGATATTTTACTATTGAAAATAAATATGGAACATTTGCATCAATTAGAGATTATAAACCTTTAATGAATGATTGGCAAAAGCAATATTTTGAAACTGTAAGTGAATATTTTGATACAAATATACTAAGTAATTTAATGGCTCCTATGTTTCCAGCTGAAAGTAGAAACTGTTTATGGGTTTTAAAGGTAAAATAATCTTTCTGAAAATAATTACAAATCAAGGTATTTCATGATATAAATAATAGTATAATCAAAAAAACTATTATTTATTTATGGCCAATAAATTCGATAGTACTAACTATCTAGACACAGAACCTAATGAGTTGCAGTTAGGAGATTTTTGGGCGTGGAAGAGGACAGACTTATCCACCGACTACCCAACTGCATCTTATGCTTTATCTTATGAATTCAATTTAGTTGATGGTTCAACTGCATCTAATTTTTCATTAACTGCTACAGAATCTAATAATGAATATATTATTGAAGTTAGTAATACTACATCATATACAGCTGGTGAATATAACTGGATTGCATATATAACAAGATCTTCTGATACTGCAAGAATTAAAATATCTGAAGGTTTTACAGAAATACAAGAAAATTATGCAACAGTATCAACATCTGTAAGATCACATGCAAAAAAAGTACTTGATGCTATTGAGGCCGTTATAGAAAATAGAGCAACAATGGATCAAAGTTCAATGAGTATTGCTGGCAGATCATTGTCAAGATTAACTATAGATGAATTATTACAGTTTAGAGATAGATATAAAGCTGAATATTTAAAAGAAGTTAAAAAAGCAAGAATCAAAAATAATAAAGATTCCGGTAATACAATCAAAATTAGGTTTTAAATATGGCTTGGTATGACAAAATAATAGGAAGAAGCAATAAAAAAGTACGTAAAGCGCCAATGTATAGAAAATATGCAGGAGCAAGTACAGGTAGACTATTTGAAGACTTCAGAGCTTCAAGTACTTCAGCTGATGCTGAAATCAAAAATCAATTAAGAATATTAAGAGAAAGAAGTAGAGATTTAGCAAGAAACGATTCTTTTGTTGCTAGATATTTAAATCTTATGGTTTCTAATATTATTGGTTCTAATGGAATTAGATTAGGTGTTAAAGCAAGAAATACAGACGGATCATTAGATATTATAGGTAATAGAGTTATAGAGACTGAATTTATTAAATGGTCAAAAATGGGTAACTGTACTTTAAATGGTAGACAATCTTTTATTGATTGTCAAAAGTTATTTGTTGAATGTTTAGCAAGAGATGGTGAGGTTTTAATAAGACATGTACAAACAACAGATTCTAAATATGGATATAAACTACAGTTTTTAGAAGCTGATCATTTAGATGAAACAAAAAATGAAGTAAATCCTAAAACAAAAAATAGAATTAAAATGGGTGTTGAGGTAGACAAAAACGATAAACCCGTTGCTTATTGGCTATTTAAAAATCACCCTTATGATAATACTTATATGTCACCTAAAGAACATATAAGAGTTCCTGCAAATGAAATTATTCATGCTTATCTACCAAGCAGAGCTGAACAAAATAGAGGTGTTCCTTTTACAGCTGCAGCTATGCCAAACATAAAAATGCTTAATGGTTATTTAGAAGCAGAGATAACAGCGGCTCGTGTATCTGCCTCTAAAATGGGATTTTTCACTTCACCAGATGGTGATGGATATGTAGGTGATGATTTGGAAGATACTTTTACTCCTATTATGGAAGCTCAAGCAGGTTCTTTTGAGCAGCTTCCTGCTGGTATGGATTTTAAATCATTTGATCCTGATCACCCTAGTACAGCATTTTCTTCATTTACAACTAGTGTATTAAGAAGTGTAGCATCTGGTTTAAATATTTCTTATCATGCATTAACTAATGATTTAAGCTCTGTTAATTACAGCTCATTAAGAGCTGGAGCTCTTGAAGATAGAGAAATGTATAAAGTATATCAAAAGTTTGTGATTGATCATTTTATGAGACCTGTATTTGAAAAATGGTTAGAAATGTCTATATCAACAGGAGCTATCGTAATGAATCCTGCAAATAATATACCTCTACCAATGAGTAAATATGATAAGTTTGCAGACAATACAATATTTATTGGCAGATCATTCCAGTGGGTTGATCCTCAAAAAGAGATGAATGCATCTATAAATGGTATGCAATCTGGTTTAGTTACTTATCAAGATGTACAAGCTAACTACGGCAGAGATGTTGAAGAATTATTTGAACAACATGAAAGAGAACAAAAACTTGCAGAACAATATGGAATCAAAACAGCTTTCCAACCTTTTGGTATTAAGTTACCTGTAGAACCTGATATACAAGGTGGTGATGAAGATGGCTAAACCTAACGATGGAATGAAAACTGAAGCTCAAAGAGGTTTAGATTGGCGTGAAGAGTTTGGAAGAGGTGGAACAAGAGTAGGTGCTACAAGAGCAAGACAAATTGTAGCTAATGAAAATCTATCTGATGATACTGTAAAAAGAATGTATAGCTTTTTTAGTAGGCATGAAGTAGATAAAAAAGCAGAAGGTTTTAGCCCTGGTGAAGATGGTTATCCTTCAAACGGAAGAATAGCATGGGCTTTATGGGGCGGAGATGCAGGTTATTCTTGGTCAACAAAATTGGTGGAAAAAATGAAAAAAGAACAAGAAAGAGCTTTACCTGATGCTTTAAAAGTAGGAGACTTTGTAAGTTGGGATACTTCAGGCGGAAGAGCAAGAGGTAAAATATTAAAAATTGAAAGAGATGGAAAGATTAATATTCCAAACAGTTCATTAACAATTACAGGAACAGAAGATGATCCTGCAGCATTAATACAAGTTTATAGAGGTGGCGAATCTACTGAAATTGAAGTAGGTCATAAATTTAGCACCTTAACAAAGATTAATCCCATTAGGGATTTTAACGATTTCAACTCTAACGAGTTGGAAAAACATCCTTTATCTAACAATAAAGAGGAGAAAGCTATGAATAAAGAAGATAGACATATCCTCAATGTCAGCGAGACTGATGATAAAGTAATTGTCGAATTCGCAAAACATGAGGATGTGGAAGGTGATGATGTAGAAATAAATGATTCTGCTCGCCCTTATCATGATGATGAAGAAAAAGATAGAAATGTAGTTGATTTACATATTAAGTATAGAACTATTGATTTATCTAGATCAGAATATATTGATGAGGATAATAGAAGAGTTAGAATCGGTGTTTCTTCTGAAGAACCTGTTGAAAGAAGTTTTGGTATGGAAGTACTAGGACATGGTGCAGATGATATAGACATGACATTTATAGAATCTGGACGAGCTCCGCTTTTGCTTGATCATGATATGACTAAGCAAATTGGTGTGATAGAAGAATTTAAACTTGATGAGGCAGCAAAAAGGACTGTTGCTGTGGTCAGATTCGGAAGATCTGATTTAGCTCGTGAGGTTTTCCAAGACGTGGTTGACGGTATTCGCATGAATATTAGTGTCGGCTATAAAATAAACAAATTAGAACGTTACGGCAAAAATGATGAAACGTATTATAAAGCTAACTGGACTCCTATGGAAGTTTCTTCTGTATCAGTCCCAGCTGATCAATCTAGACTCGTTGGCGTTGGTCGTTCTAAAACTTTAAACAAGGAAATTATTATGACTGAAGAAGTTAAAAATGAAATCAACCTTGACGAAGTTAGATCAAAATCTGTTGAAGAAGCTAAAGCTGAATTTAAAAGAAATTCAAAAGAAATTATAGACTTAGCTGTTAAACACAACAAAAGAGATTTAGCTGACAAGGCGATTCAAGAAGGTATATCAGTTGAAGATTTTAGAGGTGTATTATTAAATGAAATATCTAATGATAAACCACTAGAGACTGCTGAGATTGGTATGAACAATAGTGAAGTTAGACAGTTTAGCTTAGTAAAAGCAATTAGAGCTTTAGCTAATCCATCTGACAGAAGAGCTCAGCAAGATGCAGAATTCGAATTCGAATGTTCTGCTGCTGCTGCAAGACAGTATGGTAAAGATGCTCAAGGTATCATGTTACCTGCTGAGGTATTAAGAAACTGGAAACAAAGAGACATCAATACATCTGATGATTCAACTCTTGTAGCTGAAGATTACAGAGCGGGCGATTTTATCGACGTATTACGTAACTCTTCAAGTGTTATGCAAGCCGGAGCGACCATGCTCAGAGGACTTCAAGGGAATATTGTTATTCCGAAGAAGACTGCTGCTTCATCAGCTGGTTGGATTGCAACTGAAGGTAATGCTGCTTCTGAAAGTGAATTTACTTCAGGTTCAGTAACCATGTCTCCTAAAGTAATCGGTGCTTTTACTGATGCTACCAGACTATTACTACAACAATCTAGCTTAGATGTTGAGAACTTAATTAGAGATGACCTAACACAATCTATAGCTACTGCTATTGATTTAGGTGCATTAGCTGGTTCAGGTTCAAGTGGTCAGCCAACAGGTATTGCTAATACTACAGGTATTAACACTACAACTTTCGCTGCTGCTAACCCAACATGGGCTGAGATCGTAGCTATGGAAAGTGCTGTTGCTAACGACAATGCTTTAAATGGTTCTTTAGGTTACATTTGTAGACCTGCTGACTTTGGTACTTTAAAAACAACTGAAAAGGCTACTGGTACTGCTCAGTTTGTTGTTTCTCCTGACAATAGCATGAACGGCTATAATGTAATCAGAAGTAATCAAGTAACAAGCGGTGACTTCTACTTTGGTAACTTTGCAGACTTATTAATTGGTATGTACGGTGGTTTAGATATTACTGTTGATCCTTATGCATTATCAACTTCAGGTGGAGTAAGAATTGTTGCTCTACAAACTGTTGATGTTGCTGTAAGACATGCAGTATCTTTCTGTAAATCATCTGACTAATTAGCTGATGCTTAAATGGAATG